CGAACTCTAAGTTCACACCCCCACCGACTGCGTTCTTACAATCCAAGTCCCCGGCCCTGAATGAGTCCGACTGGTAGTTCCCCGTCGGGCTGGGCAACTGCAACGCCAAAGAATTTGAGTCCGCATAGGCGGGACAAGCTGCGAGGGATATGACAACTACCCATCGCTTCATGGCAACGCCCCGTCCAGTCGAGAACAGACCTTGGACGAGACGATTGCGTAACTAGGTTTGTCGGACCGCAACTTTGACGTCGTGCACACGTAAGTGGCACGTTTCTTGTCTTCGTCGCGAATATAGACCTCGAACTTCGAGTGCTCCCCGTAAGGAACTTTGACAATCCGAGCCTGTGTTGCAAACGGTATCTTCGTCCAATTTTCGTCAAATACTCCTATTTCGTAGTAATCCACATCATCCCGAGCGTTAAACATCGACAACTTGGCGACCAACAACCCGTCCACGTACGAAGGTCTAAGCTCTGGGTACGTTGGCGTCATCTCATGCGCCGACGCGCTACCAGCGGTAGACAAAATAAACGCACAGACAGGGGCTAGCAGTCTCATTTGGCGATGCACTCCGCTTGAACAACTGCACGGTAAGTCCCGCCGGGAAACGCTTTCCCATAGCCGTACTCAGCAACCGAAGACACTTTGAACCAAGTGCTGCCCGCGATGGTGAGGTCAAACTCGGTTGTTGCTTCGTAGACGACTTTGCTCGTGTCGTAGGCAGACATACCCGCGTCGGAAACTTCACCAACTGACGAAGAGCCTGTCCAGTTAACTACGTCAGTAAGTGTTGGGCTAGTTGAGAAACTTGTCGGCGTCGTTATCCGGGCGATGTAGTAGTCGGCGACGGCAACGTCGTACCGGACGACGGGTTGCACCCCGCCATCTGTAGAAGTTGTGCTCAGCTTATCTGGCGTAGGGTTGCCATAGACGCCTTGCGTATCAGTGTGGATGATACACTTCGACTGAATGTTGCCCTCAATAAGTGTTTCTTGCGCCACGGCAGGGAGCGCTAGGGCTATCGTAAGTAGAGTAATTATCCGCATCATAATGGTCTCCATGGTGTTTACTTGTACTGCATATCGACCATCTGATCGTGTAGCAGTTGTTGAGCTAACCCGTTACGCAGTCCATTACGGTTCTCCGGAAGCTGGCTATCTACGAGCCTTTGTCTTTCTGGATACGTACGCCCATCCATCCGTACGGTGTAATATGTAGACATGTTAACACTTGCATTCATAGCAGTTACTATCGCTTCTTGCGACACTTTATTCGCTAGGGTCAGTGCGTTCTGAGACGCGGCGAAGCCTTTCTCAAAGTCGTCCTTCGTTGCTTTTTCTTCGTCTTTCTCGATTGACTCATCCTTTTCATCCTCCTCGTACAGATCGGGGTCAGTTGCAGCCATCGCGTCCCTAACAGCCTGATCGTCCAGAGCGTCGTAGATTTCGAGGTCCGGGGTAGTAACTTGGAACTGGGTTGGGTCCACGTAACCGGGGCAGCCGGGAGTCACTTCAGGGCTAAAACATTCGTCAACGCGGAAGGTATATACGACAGTGGGGTCTTGGACCTCCCCACGCCCTTCAAACGTAATCGAGCCGTCGCCCCAGCGAGAGATGGGTGACAGTTCTACAGGTACAAATTTATTGATGGTGTTTCCGGGCAGACCAGACCAGTCGTCTGTCTCTCGGAAGATGTAGCCGCCGTTAGTATCTTCGTTACTAAGCGTGACGGAAAAAGGATCGTTGGGGTCTTTGACGGCGGTGTAGCGGTAAATAACGCCGTTTATTTCCATGCCGGGGACGACAGGTACACCCAGCGCACCACTAGTCATGCCCCACGTTAGCCCATTCGCCGCAGCGTTGTTGGTGCTTCCGTATGTGTACGGCTCAGAGTGCGAGTAGCAGGGCCAGAACGCCAAGGACGCCGCCAGCACCCAACAGGGTTTTGGAGCTATCATTTAGCACCTCCTCTTTGTCCGAACCCGGCTGTCTATCCGGGTCAGAATCCCACGCGGCTTTGGCGTCAGCGCCAATCATGCCGTCATATGGGCAAGGAGTCCCGGCATCCATCATTGCGTCAAAGACCCGTTTGTCCTGACACATGACAGACACAGCAGCCACTTTCATGCCCATGTCATATAGAGTTTTCGCATTTTTAAGTTTTTCACAGTTCATGTCTCGTACGGTTTGACCCATCGAGATGCCTAAGATTTGAGTCTGCACAGCGCCAGCGACACCGACAGTACACAGGTCAGAGTTAACACCACCGTTAAATTGGGGGGCTATTGCAGAGGGGGGAGGAGACTCGACTCTAGTGGTCATCGAGCCTTCGGTTGTTACAGTGCTGCGCGTTGTGGAGTCAGTGTAGATAACATCTTCCTGCGCAAACGCTACGGACGAGAACGCTAGGACCACGGCGATAAACACGCCGAGTGCGAAGTAGGCTATCCGCTTCCACCACGTCATTTGCGCGTCTCCATGATGCGATCAAGTTTCTCATCGAGGCGCTCCAACCGGTCGATTATTCGGTTGATGTCGTGATGCACTTCTTGCTTAGTCACGTACTCCTTAGCGATCTCTTCTCGCGTCCGGTTCAAAAGGATTTGGACACGCTGTAGCTCGTTGATGTAGTTTCGGAGAACAAAGCCCAACAGCCCTAAAAATAGCGTCAGGCCTCCGTTCCACAGCATGTCCATTTCCATTATGCAGCCTCGTCTGTCTCCAAAGCCTTAGCAAGCATATTCACAAACGCCTCACGGCCCACAGTTAGCTGGTCCACGTTGAACCGTGCGTTAGCCAGTTTGCGGTCAAGGTCTTGAATATGGTTTACCATAGCAACCTGTTGTTCAGTTAAATCTTCGACGTTGTATTGGACGTCGTTGACGGTGATGGTTTTCTTTTCGTCTTTAGCCATCGCAGGTCTCCTTCAGGTTAAGTTATTCAGCGGCTTCTTCGGCAGGTGCCCAAGGTAGGCCAGTTGCTTCAGCAGTCTTACGCACGATTTGCGCTTCGACTTTGCCGGTACGGTTTACTTCGATCTTAGCTGCGTCGAAGCCTTCTTGCGCTTTCACCCAACCCAGAACGAGTTCTTCGGTCAGGTCTTCAAACGCTACAAAGCCCTCGGCATCAGGATCAGGAGTGCAGATATACTTACCAGCCTCAACCGCGCTCTCGCCGGTATCCGCTTGGGCAACACACTGCCAGCGTACTTCTTTGACGCCGCCGGTAGCAGCGTCCCGTTTCATGTCCAGAACGGACCAAGTTACAGTAATAGCCATCGGTCTTTCCTCCTATCAGGCTGGTTCAACAGGCCACACAACGTTGCCCAGTGTGGTGTAATTATCGGTTACGTCCCGCAATGCTTGGCGGTACGGTTGGTAAGCCAGTTTAATAGCCTCGGGGACGTCAGCACCTTGCGTCCAGTCGGTTTCGGCAAGACGTCGGTTTCGCTCGGTCCTTAGCCACGAAAGCTCGATTTCGGGTGTCACGACTAACTCCGGCGGTTCTTCCCCCGGCGCTAAGTTTGTCCATTCGTACGCGTCTGCCATCAAAACCCCCGTTAGATCGTAGAGCTAGTGTTTGTAGTCACAGAAATAATATCAGAGGCGTAAACGTTCATACCGTTACCCCCGTGGTTCTGCGAGCTAAGCGAAAAAGTTGTGTAGTAAGTGCTACAGCTTATCGTGATGGTCATATACCCGTCCGACGACATGTACACAGAAACCGGAGCACAGCCGGAGCGCGTGTGAACGTTCGTAGAGCCTAGATACTGACCGCCGCCGTAAACATACGCCACTACTACGCTGTCAATACCTTGGTTAGAGCCGTAGGCGTATCCTTCTACCAGAAAGCGGTACATGCTAGAAACAGCGCTGTACGAACTGTTTGCTGTGTGCCGGAAACGCGTTTTTATGTGGATGTACGAGTGGTTGTTATAGTATGACCCCCGCGCGATACGGCGTATTTCAGAACCACGCCCGCCGTCGCCAATCATAGGCGTGCCGTTTGTACGCCCCCAAAACGCGCCGTCTGACCCGATTATCCGCTCGCCGTCGTTGTAATAACCGCTCTCAGCCTCGATAACCCCTACGTCGGTACCAATAACTCGGTTCGCGTAACTGGTCCCAGCGTAGATCGAGCCTACGTCAATCCCGGCGGCTCCGGTGCCGTTAAGAAATTGGATAGTAGACTGCGAATAGGTGTCAACCAAGTCAACATAAAGCCGACCCTTGACGGTGGCGTTGTTATTGGCGATCAGGTTTACGTCGTTGAATGTGAGCGACCCGACAGCCGATGTCCCTACCATATCGACCGTGAACGCATTAGCACCGGTTCCGGCAAGCTCCAATAGGTTGTTGCCGGTATCGTAAATAGACAAGCGCCCGACGCTGTCGTTCGCGTTAGTGCCAACGCGCAAAGAGTTATTTACATGCAGGTCTGTTTCCGGTGCGCTGTAGTTGATGGCGGTACGGCTAGAGCTTCCTTCGGTGAACAGCGCGTAGGCGCTTGCGCTCGACTCAACGCGGAAGTCTACATCAGCGCCGCCTCCGTTGATGACGTACGTTGCCGCGCTTCCGCTCTGGTTAACATAACTTACGTCTTCGGCTATTGGGAAAACTACTTCCGTGCTGCCTGCGGGTTGATCTACGCTGTTGGTGTCCTGCGCAGAGAACACGCCGTACTCTACATG